GGAAAAGTTTCACGGCGAAGCACCACTAATCGAAGGCGAAGAAGATTGCGTCTGCGAAATCGACAATGATGGGAACATTATAGAATGGTTGTATATTAAAAGCGCGCCCGAAAATTGGAAAGCGCCTCGTTCTGTGAGATGCCCTAATCCTAAGATGGTCGAATCCGAATCACACCTCCGTCGGTTGGTCGAGTCATTAGACGAAGGTGACTCTTTGCGCTTGATGGACGGAGACAGACCTTACTTTCATAGTGGCGCTGTTGGTGGCTTCATCGTTCCTCGCAGAACATTTGACCTACCATTGTTGATACTCGGAGGTAAGCGCGATGCTGATAGTGCCGCCATTAGAGTCAAGGTTGGCGCACTCGATGGGTTTGATGTATATCCTATTGGCTACGCGTTTATCAAAGAAGAAAACATACCCGACATACTTACTCCGTTGTTTGAATCAAATGTCTATCGTGAATGCCGCGAAGGATTGGTTGGTATATTCCACGCCCTGTCCTTTGATACAGACACCAACAAACTACGCGCCCCTTATTTGACAAAGATAGATACCACACTCGGTATCAGCGACGCAATTCAAATTGGAGATTTGATGGAGAGGTCTTCTTATGGACGATGAATCATTCTTTCTTGGTTGGTTGGCGAGAGAATGCAGATTTCAAGCAAGTGTTCACTACGCGCCACGAACAAGGATAGGTTATCGTATTGCTCGGAGGGTAATTGTATCACCAAAGGACGAACCGAAACTCAACATGTGGTTGGTGGAGAAAGGAATAACTGCTCGCGTTATCAAAAATAAAGAGCAAATCAAATTACTCATACGCCTTCTTGTCCCTGTCAAGGAATATGTGAAAGACATTCAAGGTATGGGGCGCATGTTGAAGATACTTGAAATGAAGAAGAGGCAACTCACACATCAAGATATTCTTGACACTATACTAAGGTTAGAGTAGTGCATACGCCTCTATCAAAACTTGACTTGCTCGCAGTAAGCGTTTTCCGTTTTTCCTGTTTCCCTCACGAAATAATAATAGGAAATAGATTACTTACTCTTTCAGTAAGGAAACGGGAATACCGAAAAAGGTGTAGGGCAAGGCTGTTTTATGGAATGAGTAGTGAAAACCGAAAAAAAAGTAGAAAGAAGCCGCCCTGCCCTACAATCCATCCAATCTGCCCGTTGTTTATAAAGGGGCGCGTTGAACTCTTCCATTACTGTGAGGAATCGAGATGACCAAAACCGAATTGAAACCAAGCAACCAAGACCAAGTAATAGGGTCAAGTGACCCCAACTTGCCATTTTTCTATATTGATGAATGGAAAGAACAACCGCCGACGAATCTGCTTTTCGCAGGACAGCCGGGGACCGGAAAAACTACCGCCGCAATCGTAATTGCTAATGAACTTGAATATAATATCGTTGAGTTCAATGCATCCGATGAGCGCGGTATTGATTTCATCCGTAGTAAAATCAAAGCACATGCCATGTCAGCAGGGCTTTGGAATAAGAATCTAATACTGCTTGATGAAGCAGACGGCTTGACTAAACCTGCACAGGAGGCACTTAGGCGTATCATGGAGAACACCGATGCTATCTTTATTCTTACTTGCAACAACATATCATCAATCATACCTGCACTACAATCAAGGTGTGTCAAGTTTACATTCAAACCGTATAATGAGAATGATGTTCGCGCGTATTTGCAACTGTTGGATAGGGAGTGGAGTAGTAGCGATTACATGTCAACTGTCGCAGAAGCGCACAACGCCGCCGAATTAGCAATACATTTCGGTGGAGATTTACGAGCCATTCAAAAACATGTCTTGAGTGGCAAACCATTGTCAACAGATTCAACAGAATATGATGTAGCCGCGATGCAGATTGCGGCAGGTGATTGGGAATCCCTTCACCGAACTTGTAGGGTGATGATAGCAGATGGCGTGAGCGTTCACGGCTTTATGCATCGCATCCATGAACATGTCCTTTCCATAGGACTTGATTCAAAACAACTATATACCTTCTTGTGTGTGTGGGGAGATTTCGTGCTAAGAATGCACCAATGGCCCCTGTCCGAGTCGTCCTTTTTGGACTACTTCATAGCGACCCTGCATACCCAAGAAACAAAACAAAAGGAGGAACAAGTATGAACCTAAATAACAATAACGGAGCAGATAATAATGAACAACCAACCTTTCACGGTGAAGTGGAAGACCGCCTAAAGTGGTGGGCTGAAAAGCACAGTAAGACAATGGACGAAGCGCGTGATGAGTTCACCGCATACCTATTGGCTGACCTCGGCATAGCCAACCACGATGACGAAGAAGATGACTTCTTGATTGAAGCGGCTGAATCCTTTATGGTAGAGCGCCGAGTCATGTCAAACACATCATCAACCAACGCAGTAGAACTTGTTGGATATTTCATTGGTGTGGATAGCAAAGTGAGAGACGCACAGGAACGCAAGAGAGTTCCTGCTGTCACCGCCGCGATGAACAACCTTGATGATGCTATCAACATGGGGCTTGTAGCCCGCGCTTACACAGAAGATGGTGTATGGATGCTTGAAAAGAAAGACGGTCCTGTGAAGACAGAAGAAAGTGCTGATGAAAAGCCGTGGTTCTTGTTTGAAGAACATGGTCTATCCATTGCAATCTTACAGAACAACAAAGAGTGGTCGCGTTTCGGTGAACCTATTACACCTTACCGATGGCAACGCACTTATCACTTCTATGGTAATGAAAAAGAAGCATTCATGGATTCCCAAGAAAGTCTACGCATCACCATCACATCAAAGAACCCGGATGAATGGCATGTGCCTCAAATGTTCTCACCTTGCACACTTAAGGTAAGAGCGCGACAAGGAACACCCTCTAAGGGATGGGAAAATGTATGGAATGGACTACCGTTCCCTGCATCCGTCACCTATGGCAACATTGTTGAAGAGCAATACATGGAGGCTATCAAACCGGAAAGGTTGCTACCAACATCATCCAATTTTATCAAGGACTTATCGACTCTCGGTGAAGTCTTCGATACACAAAGCGAAACCATCGCAGGATTCAACAAGCCTATCGGACCAATGGTTCTTATCAAAGCGCGAGTAAGCGACCTTCGACTTGAACCAAGTGACTATGAGTATGACCCAACGGGACACACTTACTTCATGAGGGTCACATCATTTGACCTTATGCGTTCTTTCGGTGATGATAACAGAAGAGATATTGGTGTAAGCATTCACGGATTCTTAGGCGATGAAGGACACCCGTTTGAAGTTGCTACTGATGAAGGCTACAAACCTTATGCGATTAAGTCAACTGTCATTATCTATGGACGACTCGGTGTAGTTGTCAAAGATGAAGGCATTACCCCAAAGATAAACGCGGTCGGCATCTATGCCGTTCCTCGTCTTGCAATTCCCGCAGGTGAAGGTGGAGACACAAGCCTCGGACAATACAATGGAGAGTGAAACATATGGCAAACCTAAATGATTTGAGAAAACAAGCAGAAGAAGAAACCCAATACCCAAAGCAAAGTGCGCAAGCAGAAGCGGTTGAAACCGTTGATACGCCCGTCACACAAGCGCCTATCGCACAGGGTATATGGGGAGAAATCCAAAATGCGGCTGATGAACTACCGGACAATCAAACCTTCATGGGTCTTGTTGGACCCGAAGGTGCAGGTAAGACCGGCATCATCCTTGACAGTTTAACTGATGAAGAAATCAAGAACAATGAAGTTATCTTCGTTCTTGACTTTGACGGTGGAGGACAAACCATCCGAACAACTCATCATCGAGCAAACGCGAAGAACATTCGTGTATTGTCACCGTGGGTTATGCAAGATGAATCAAGAGACGCGTTTGACTACCCTGCTACTCATGCAAGAGTAATGAGGATTGGCCGAACCCTTGTTGATTGGGCTAAGAGTCCGGGTAATAAACCAAGACTCAACAGCGTTCTTGTCACAGGGCTTGACCAATGGGATTCAGTTGCGTCTAACTGTATGTTCATCGAAGACTTGGGAACTGCACCGGATGGTATCGGCGCTAAAATCAAGCCACATGAACAGATTGGTATGCGATTCAATTGGCAAATCCGTTCAACTCGTTTCCATCAACTCACAGCAATTTGTAAAGTGCTAATGAGTTTTGGAGTGCGCGTGTATTGGGAAACTCACTTCAAGGAGATTCAAGATAAGTCCGGTGCTATCATCGGTAAGAAACCTGCATGGGAAAAGCAAACTGCAAACCACTTGAACCAAATCCTATGGTTCCACAAGAGTAAGGTGCGCGGAGAAGACAATGCTCCAACAGGTGAAATGCGATATGAAGTTGAGTTTGTTAAGTGCAGAACTAACCCTGCTCTTCTCGACCAACGCCGACTCATCATGCGAACAAAGAAAGGTGAAGCCCCTCAATGGTATGGCTTGCCGGAACTACAAGAGGGCCAAGTATGAGTAATAATACAAATGAAGATGGAGATTTCCCAAGAACAGGAACACCTGCGCATAACAAAGCCAAACCGCGCGATGTTGATTCTTTATCCTTAGCGGATAAATATCCAATCTATGAACCCGACCCCGCATGTATGGAGTGTGGCGGTGAAGGTATGATTTGGACTCAAGTTGCAAGACACACAGTATATGGTGAGACTGAACTTGATTATCATAATGAACCATGCGAATGCATATTCAAAGACATGACAGCGAGGCCGGACAAAAACTGTCGCGCTTGTGGTGGCACAGGTGAGGTTGAAGAGACGCACTTAGTAGATGGTGAGAAGATTACAACATACTACGCATGTGTTTGTCTTCGGTATGTTCCTATTGAAGAACCTAATGAGAGTGAGAAAGATGAGTAAAAAAAAACCCGACCCTAAAAAATACCCAATTCATGCAAGCAGAAGTGGAATGCAAACCATTTACCTATGTGGTGATAAGTTGCAATACACACCACCGCCTGTTCGTTTGATGGACGATGTTGAATGGCATAATGAACGACCTTTATGTAAGGCTTGCGCGGATGCGCACTTTGCACCACATGGGGAGGTGATACAATGGCCGCCCAAACAGTAATTGATAGAGCCAAAATGCTATCTTTCATCAACGGCTTCGGAAACAACATCGAAGACTTGCTGTTAGAAATCAAAGACAATCGTATCTATGGTGCAGTTGATACTACAACACACTACTGCGCTAAGAGTATGAGTATCATGTTGAGTAATCAAGTGACATACAAACCGGGCAAGGTGTATATCAGCGATGTTGCTAAAGTTGCAACATTCCTTAAAGCGTCTTCGCAAGACTTATGTATATTGAACCAATGGGACGGCTCTCTTAATTTGAAATTAGGGACCGACTCTTTACAACTACCATCACATACACACATTCGTTCAGCCGCTACATTGGCTAACGCGAAGAGGGCTATTGAGCAGATGAAAGAAAACAACTACACTAAGATAGGCCCTGCTGTATTGCAAGTCAATGGTTCTGTTGACATGGAGAAACTTCGTGGACTTGGAGTGGCTGTAAAGGTTGCCGGTAAANNACCTTGTCGAGTAAAGGTATCATCTACTGACTCCGAAATGATTGTCACCGTAGGTCATATTGTCGGTGGCGCGAATGTGAATAGAGTCATTGAACTTGGTAATGTGTGGGGTGATGATGATGTTATCACACACTTTGGTTCTCACCTACCGAACACCCTCGCGTGTATGGATAGTGGTGTAGTGGACTTCTACATTGGAGACAACGCCGCATTGATTCTAAGCCATCAAGAGAAAGATACGCTACTGATTTTGAAGCACCAACAGGGAGTGAACTAATGATTGTCGATGCGATATACCACGACGATGAACCGCCTACTATCTACACACGCTATCGTATTGATGGTGAGTTATGTGAAGATACTGTGAATGATTACAAGCCTCACTTCTATATTCCTCAATCAACGCCGGAGTTTAGATTAAAGAGTATGGCTCGCTCATTTCCTCAATCAAGTATTAATAAGGAAAAGCACTACGAAGGTCTTGACGGCACTCCACTCTATCGAGTAAGCACTAACTCACCTTACAACATAAGCAGAATGCGCGAGATGTTTTCTCGCACTTACGAGGCTGATGTTAGATACGCAGACCAATACCTTGTCGAGATGGTTGATAATATGCCGAAGTGGAAACCGCGCAAGTGGTGGTATGATATTGAATGTAATACAGGTGATGACAAGTTCACTACTGTCATTGCTGTCATTGACTCCGACCTTGATACACCCGTTGTCTTTGCATGGGCTGATGAACGCACCAACTGTCCTCACGCTGAAGAGGGTTTGCCGAAAGGTGGCCGCGTCCTTAATAGAAATGTTCGTGACACAGAATACAAGTTGCGTCTTTTTGATTCCGAGAAGGCGATGTATGATGGGTTCATTGAGTTCCTTCAAGCGCGTAATCCCGACATGATGATTGCTCACGCNNGGAACATTCTTCGACATACCTCACATGATTGAGCGACTTGACCACATCTACGGTCACGGTGGCGCGGCTAAGTTAAGCCCTCTTGGTATCATTCGATACCCAAAGAAGGGAGAGCGATACCGATTTGACGACCAACCGATTGCAGGGCGTTGGCAGTTTGATACTGCCGCACCTGCTTCAAGTGGCACAGGATTTGAAAGAGTATGGAAAGATAGTGGTGGTGGTCAACTACCTAACCGCAAGTTGAATACTATCGCTGAAACTCTTGGACTTGGTTCAAAACTCACAGAAGAGATTGAGGGTATGGATGTTCACAATGGATGGTATGAGTATTGGTCCGAGTTCGTTGACTACTGTTTGCTTGACACCGTTCTTCTTCGTGGAATTGATGAAGCGCGAAATGTGACTGACTTCTTTGTTGAGATGGTTCGCCTTTGTGGTGTATCAATTCAATCAGCAACAAATGTGACTAACTTCGCGCGTGGACTACTCTCTCGTAGAACACACCTCAAAGCACCATCAAGGTATCGAGCCGAGAAGGTTGACTTAGAAGGTGCGGAGTTCATCATGAAAGAACCCGGACTATACGAAGGGGTTGCTATCATTGATTACAAGGGACTATACCCATCACTTATCACAGGACACAATCTTTGCTATACTACGAAGCGAGATGGTCCGGGTGAAGGAATCATTCAACTTGAGAACGGTTCTTATTGGGACCAGCGCAAGAAGGGATTGCTCCCCGAAGTTGTCGATTACCTCTTTGATTTCCGAGCAGAATGCAAACAGAAGATGCGCGACGCAGAAACCAAAGAAGAGCGCGCCGCTTGGAACACAACTCAATCAGCAGTAAAGCGCGTGATGGCGAGTCTGTATGGGATGACAGCACATGCCGGTTTTGGTTGGGCTGATACAGATATAGCACACACAATTCTATCCGAAGGACGACGATGTATTCGTCTCCTTGATACCGTTGCTACAAGACTTGGCTACAATGTTCTGTATGGATTTACTGACAGCGCGTTCATTCAAGTCCCTCAAGAAGATGCCATCACTCTTGCCGCAAGAGTGACAGACGCGGTTCAAGAAGCGACAGGAAACGAAAAGTTGTTTGCTGAACTTGAAGCCTACATTCNNGTATTGGTTCTTTGAGAAGAAGAATAAGTATGCCGGTATGGTTTCTTGGCCTCCCGAAGATGAAGGCAAGATGAAAACTGCTAACTTCTTGAAAGGTAGTAGCCTTGCTCCTATCAGTAAGGAGGCTGAAAAGATAGCCTTGACAATGATATGTCAAGGTAAGAACGAAGCAGAAGTTTGTGAAGAGATATTGAAACTTGCATTACCTGTGCGCAAGGGTCATGTTGACCTCAAACAAGTGACTAAACAAACGCGAATAAGCCAAGCACCAAGAGAATACAAAGTTCTCTCCGGTGCAAGCAAAGCCGCCGAATACTACAACAATAACTTGGCTGATGATGACCCGTTTGTAGCGGGAGATTCAGTTAAATGGACTTATGTAAAATCAGTTCCTTCGGGTATGCCATCTACGCAAGTAGTTGCTTACCGTGAAGATAAAGAGATTGAAGGATTTACTCTTGATGCTAAAGTCATTCTTGACAAAGCAATCGTGAGCAAATTGAAAGGCGTGTATCAAGTCTTGGGTTGGGACTTAGATGCCGCGACAGGAGAACCCCGACCCGCAACATATTGGTGATTACCATGACAGACGAAAAAATAAAACAATTAGAAGCCCGAATA